TCGTCTAGACTCCAACATACTTGGTATGATTAATTCAATCCGTATAGATAGGAGAACGTCAGATGCCTTGGATTCTAAAGATGTGGATACTCTCATTTCTGCTGTGGGGAAACGTACGCCCTTATTGCGAACAGCTAACATTCGCCGCGATGTCGCTACTATACTAACACTGTATCATAGTGGACTTAGGGCGTCTGAGTTATGTGGTCTAAATTTGGATGACATAGATTTCTCTCGACGAACAATACGAGTGAGGGGCAAGGGCAATTGTGATCGAATAGTACCAACTACTCCCAGATGTGCCCAAGCGATTATGGAATATATAGATTTGGAACGCAAATCCGAAACCAATGCTATTTTCGTCACAACCAATGGTCAAAGAATAACCCGTAGGGCTGTCAGCGACATGCTCACGTCTCTTTCTCGTCGGGCGGGTATAAAACACACTACCGCTCATATGCTTCGTAGAAGCTGCGCCACGTCTTTGATGAACAGCGGAATGGATTTGGAATTAATCCAAGTTTTATTGGGTCATCAAAATTTATCAACTACTCAAACATATTTAGTAACTACCCTGGATCGACTCAAAAACATTCACCAATGTTGCCACCCTTTAGGAGCAAAGTATGAAGCTTAATGGGAAGAAAGTACAGGGTAGTTACAAACATCATGAGGAACATGAAGAAGATACTGGGATAGCAATTCCGATACAACTGGACGAATTAGTAGACGAATTTCTACTACAAACACGTCGTTTGTTGGTCGTAGGCGAGATAAATGAAATATCATCCACCTATATCTGTAGTTATTTGCAATTGTTCTCATTAACAAAAGACCCCGTATATATGTATATCAATAGTCCTGGGGGGTGTCTATCATCTGGGTATGCCATTATAGATCAAATGTTAGCTTGTCGGTACCCCATTTACACTATTATTCGTGGACAAGGCCATTCAATGGGCGCTATGATCGCTGCGTTTGGCACAAAGGGACATAGGTATGCAACGCCGAATTCATCAATTATGCTCCATTCTGTTATCATTCAGAATCCACCAGATTCTATTGATCGTCATACCGCGATGATGAATTATCTTATAGAAGACAGTAACAGAAAAGTTGCCAATCTAGCAAAAAGATTAAAGTTAACGACAAAACAATTAACAGAATTAATGAATACAACTAAATGGATGTCTCCTAAGCAAGCGATTAAAATTGGTTTAATTGATGGAATATGGACACCCAGATTGGAACGATCTGTTTCTAGGAGTATTAAGAAATGATGCGACAACAACGCCGTATAACTAAAGCGTATTTTGATATGGCTCGTCATCAATATACACCATTAATACATAAATTGGCATATCGTGTAGGTGTCCATTCAACACAAGTAGAAGAACTGAAAATTAGGGCTTTGGAAGAATTATTAAAGTGCATGATTTGTTATAATCGTAGTGGTTCGTTTATGACATTTTTCCATGGTAGACTATTCGATATTTTTAGGCACATAAGAGACGCGGAATTTAGGGCGAAAAGAATACCAACCAAACCGTCTGATTCAATGACGCATGTTGCTGGACCTTGTCATGATATGGATTCTCCCATAATGGTACGAGAGTGTCTTGAGTGTCTTGATGAGAGCGAAAAACAAGTTATCGTAAAGCTTTTCTTTAATGAAAAAACTGTAAGGCAGATATCTGGTGATTTAAGCATCGTCCCTTCTACTGTATGCAGAATCAAAACAAGGGCTATCAGAAAAATGCAACGAAAATGTAAGCTGGAGTTAAACTATGGAAAATGAAAAGGGTCATAACAAAAATAAAAAAGAACGCAGAAAAAATGAACGACTGCTAAGACGAGTGGGATTAGATTTATGTGCGTGTGGTGGGGGGCATAGACTTGAGTGTTCTGGGGTGTGTCGCAAGATTCATACGGATATTAAAACTAGGCGAGTAGAATGCCAAGAAATGTACCGGATAGATCATTCGACCGCTAAACAAGACAATCATCGCCGTCCAAAACGCACATGGAAATTTGGTCGCCAAAAAGAGGAAGCTGACAATAAGCAGTCAAAACAAAGGCGCCGTGAAAGATTAGAAAGAGATCAATCAGAATAGTTCATCGAATGTGTATAAACTTTCAACAAGTTAGTTCGATTGGGTGTTAAATCGGAGGATGTGAAATGGAAAAGTGGTGGATCATATCGGTATTGTTAGTGGTTATGGCTATGCCAATGGGCGGTTGTGCTACACTAAGCGGTGGTAATAGTCAAAATTGGCAGCAGAACATTGAACAACTGAAAGATAACATCTTCATGTTTTCTAAGTTAGCTGCTAGAATAGCTTTGGCCGAAGCGGATATGTCATCGTATGACGTAGCAATTGTGGAAAGATACTTAGTAGCACTGCAAGACCTATTAGCCGTACCTGGTCAGCCAGATTTTACGGGAGCAAGGGCGCTCGTGGGCAAAGAACTGCCGTCAAGATATCATGTGTATGGCCTAACAATTATTGATATATTAGAGAGATATTTACTGGCGGCGGACCTTGATGTAACTGAAGATCAAGAGGCTATTGCGGCTATAATTTCGGCCGGTATTAATGGAGCACTTGAAGCCGTACGGGAATTTGCCGTATAAGTATTGATTTGGGACAGAAAACTGCTAGTCAGAAAAGGACAACCCTATGTTCGTGAGTGATTCATATAACCGTAAGTCCCGCATACCTTTTTTTTCCTCGATTATCCTGTGTTTACTTTGTATCGGCTTGGTAGCTATTATACCATCGGCCGCTCAACCACCAGACCAAGATACAATAGTCAAAGAAATACAGATAGACGAGATAGCGTTAAAGCAACGTGAAATGCAAGACACTGTTGTTATGGTGGCGACCGATCGGGGTCGTGGTTCTGGAACAATTATTGATGTCAGTGAAACTGACACAGAGGGTACGTTTGAATATCGTGTGTTAACAAATGCTCATGTAACCACTTCCAGATTCAGGACACGTCTGCAAGACGTAGATTCCCTCACCGGGAAAATTGTCATAAACACGGTTGATACTGGTTGTCAAATTATCATATTTGATAATCCAGATAGTGACTGGGATGAGTGTAACGCCAAGGTAGTTGTAGAAAACGTACTATATGACATCGCAATCTTGTCGTTCGTATATGATCGAGAACTTTACGTCGCTAATATGGCCAATGAAGATATGCTAAAACGGGTCAGAGTTTTTGATGAAATATTCACAATTGGTTGTCAACTAGGTACGGCCCCTAGTCCGACCTTTGGTATCATATCACAAATAATCACAGGCAGCACGGGCGATAAAGAGTGGGTAGTATACATGAATACAGCGCACATCGCTCCTGGCGCTAGTGGCGGTGGGTTATTTAAGAAATACGACGGCCATTATTATCTGATAGGTGTTCCATTTAGTGTCTCTATGGCAAATAACGGTCAATTTATAACCCATATGGCACACGCAATATCTATTACAACTGCAAGAGAATTTATTGATCAAAGTCTGGTAACTTATCCATGAGTCAAATAGATAAAATTATCAATGGTATGCAAGCCGCACCAATGCCTAGTGATTATTGGGAGTCGTCAAATATAGAATTTCCAGAATTAATGGTAAGTAAAACTATTATACAACACAATAATCAATCAGTATGGGGACACACAATGTCAGTAATAGATATACTGACGATCAAGAACCCCATCACTTTGCTGTCTGGCCTATTCCATGACCTGGGGAAAGGATATATAATACCCACAGATGACCCATCTCTCCCCAGATTTCCTGGACATAGTCTAGAATCATCATGCATAGCTCAAACAACACTAAAAAAATGGGGAGCTTCTTCGTATTTTATCGATCGTGTTATGCGTTTAATATGTATGCATATGTATGATATAAAAATAATACCACAAGAAAAATCAATTCGCAAATTTATCGCAAACGTCGGGCCAGACAATATTGATAATTGGTTTGTATTGCGTATTGCGGATTCTTGTTCCTATGCTTCGCACCAACGATATTATAATCGTTTAATAGAACCGTTCAGAATTGCAATAATGTCATATTTGAAACAACAACCAAGTGCCGATCAGCCGGAATTTGCCAGTAAAGACGAGATCGGCAACATATGTATAGAAGGGGGAGACTGCTAGTGGGTCTTCAGAAGTATTCGCCGCAAGGATTCGCGTTTGAAATTTTTCGTGATAGATATGCTATTCACGCCGAAGAAACGTTTGAACAAGCCTGTGAACGAGTCGCTAGATTTATTGCAGATGCAGAGATGGGGGTCAAGAGAGATGAATACTTCTCTAGATTCTTGGATATTCTTGATACAAATCGCTTTTCCCCTGGAGGAAGAATTTGGAGGGGAGCAGGACGACCAAGGGGGCAATTATTAAATTGTTTTGTATGGAGCGATGACCTTGATTCCAGAGAAGGGTGGGGAGATGTACTTAGAGCAGTCACTATCATTTCAGGTACCGGTGGTGGGGTCGGCATCAATTTTTCACGAATACGTCCAAAGGGTACTCTTATTCGTGGTACAGGAGGTGAGGCTACCGGCGCAGTTAGTCTTATGCGAGCAATCAACGCTGTCTGCAATGAACTGCGTGAGGGCGGAGGTAGAAGATCGGCTTTAATGTTTTGTCTCAACTATGACCATCCAGATTTAATAGAATTTCTCGAAGCAAAATTGGATAGAAAAGAACTGAGCAATGCAAATATCTCAGTTTGTATAGATGACACCTTCTTAAAATTACTAGACGAACAAGGAGAGGTAATTTTCAAGTGGCAAGGCGATGAAATAGGAAGGATCGCGGCCAAAGATATTTGGGACAAGATTGTTAAAAACGCCCTAGAAAGTGGAGACCCAGGATTGTTAAATATAGGTTTAGCCAATACCATGAACACAATTTCTTATCGACATGATTTGGTGAGTACAAATCCCTGCGGTGAAATTTGGATGCCACCATATGATTGTTGTTGTCTTGGTGCCGTGAATCTTTACACTCATGTTACGGACGGCGATATTGATTGGGATATGTTAGAAGAAACTATAGCAATAGGTGTGCGGTTTTTGGATAACGTTTTGGATCAAAATAATTACCCTATGCCAATTATTCAAGAAACGTGTCAGAAATATCGCAGGATTGGTCTTGGTGTCATGGGACTCCACGATATGTTGTTAGAACTTGGTTTGAAATACTCTAGTCAAGCAGCAAGGGATGTAGTTGATAAAGTTATGGGCTTTGTAAAAAAACAGGCATACCATGCCAGTATTGCAATTGCCATCGAAAAGGGGTCATTCCATGCGTTCGATGTAAATCAACACGTTAAGACCGGATTTATTAAAAAATGTCTTGGACGAAGACATCATCGATTAATAAAAGAACATGGTCTTCGTAATTGCGCTCTGCTTTGCATCGCGCCAACCGGGACCACATCTATTGTTGCAGGTTGTTCGTCTGGAATTGAACCGTTATTTCAACCAGTATATAAGCGAAGATTTAACCGGCATAAAGACATGCACGACGAAAAAAGGAACGGGGCATCGGAAGTTGTGATACATCCGCTTCTGAAACAGTTTCTACAGCGTGGTCGGTCAGTGAAGCATTTTCAGGGGGCTCATGATATTTCTCCAGAGGCTCATTTGATGATGCAGGCAGTGTGTCAAAAACACCTAGATAATTCCATCTCCAAGACGATCAATCTGCCAACAGACTATCCTGTCGAGCAATTGTCTAGGGAAATGAGCAAATACATAAGAGAACTCAAGGGTATCACTGTATATAGAGATGGTAGTCGGGGTACATCTCCGTTGACTCCGA